TCAGAGACATCCGAACCTGGCAAAGGAGACGCTGAACGATGGCCACGAGCTACACGGCGGCGCAGATCGCGGAGTTCGAGCAGACGCTTGTCGAGCGGAAGGGCGTCCTCACGGCCAGCTTCTCCGACCAGCAGGTCCAGTTCACCTCGTACGAGGATGCGATGAAGTTCCTGGCCGAGATGCGGCGCCAGGTGGCGGCCGCGGCCGGGACGCCGACAACACGCTACGCTGCGACGAGCAAGGGGGTCTGAGGTGAAGGGCAAGAAGAAGGGCAACAGAAAGCCGGCAAGGCGGCGCCGGACGGTGCCGCTCGCGAAGCTGATGCGGGCTACCGGCCCCGCTGAGCCGATGGCCACCGAATCGCGCCGCACCGACCACTACCGGAAGGTCGGCCCCTGATGCAACCGTCCCTGCTCGACCGTGCGATCGGCTACGTGTCGCCAGGGCTCGCCCTCAAGCGCCAACGGGCGCGCGTCGCCGGTGCCATGCTCGCCCGCCACTACGAGGCTGCGGCCGCTGGGCGGCGGACGCAGGGCTGGCGGCGCTCGAGCGGGGACGCAAACGCCGCGATGTGGGCGAACCTGGCCAAACTCCGGGAGCACGCGCGGGATCTCGTCCGCAACAACCCACACGCGCCGAACGCGCTGGACACGATCGCCGACCACGTCGTAGGCTGGGGGATCACCGCGAAGCCCAAGCCGGCCGACAATCGGGCCAAGGAAGCGTGGGAGGCATGGGCTTCGACCCCCGCCTGCGACGCCGACGGCCGGCACGACTTCTATGGCCTCCAGAAGCTCGTGATGCGGACCGTAGTCGAGGCCGGTGAGTGCCTCGTCCGCAGGCGCACTCGGTTCCCGGACGACACAACGCTCGACGGTAAGCCGCTCCCGCTGCCGATCCAGCTACAGGTCCTCGAGCCAGACTACATCGACACCAGCCGGACCGGGCTCAAGCTCAAGAACGGAGGGCGGATCATCCACGGCGTCGAGTTCGACGCGCTCGGCCGGCGGGTCGCCTACTGGCTCTTCCCAGAGCACCCGGGTGCGGACATGTTCGGTGGCGCCCCGGATTCTCGTCGGATCCCTGCCGAGGGCGTTCTGCACGTCTTCCGGCACCTCCGGCCCGGCCAGGTGCGGGGGGCGAGCTGGCTCGCGCCCGTGATCCTCAAGATGAAGGAGTTCGACGAGTACGACGATGCCCAGCTGATGAAGCAGAAGATCGCGGCGTGTCTTGCAGTCATCACTTCCGACGTCACGGGGAACGGACCCCTACTGGGCGCCGCCGACTCGGAGGACCCCTCGATCGACAGCCTGGACCCCGGGATGATCCTGAACGTTGCCCCGGGCCGGACGGTGGATGTAGTGCAGCCCCCGTCGGTACGCGAGTTCGCCGACTTCGCCTCTATCACCCTGCGGGCGATTGCGGCGGGCCTGGGCGTCACATACGAGGATCTGACGGGCGACTACTGCATCGCACCCGAGACCCGCGTCCTTCGCGCCGACCTTCGGTGGGTCCGCGCCGACGAGCTAGCCGAAGGGGACGAGCTCGTGGCGTTCGACGAAGAGCGTCCGAAGGGTAAGGGGCAGCGCCGCAAGTGGCGCAAGGCTTCCGTCGTTCGCGCGGGGCGCAAGGATCTGCCGCGTGTCCGTGTGATCACCGACAAAGCCACCGTCCTGGTGAGCAGCGAGCACTCCTTCCTGTGCGTCGGGAGAACGGAGATGGGGCTCGGGCAGAAAGGCTACGGCCACATTTGGGTCCGCGCCGACCAGTTGAAGCCGGGGGACAAGATCGCCTTCCTGGCCCAGCCCTGGGGAGAAGGAACGACGCATGCGCACGGCTACCTGAAGGGCATCTCGGACGGTGAGGGCCACGTAAACAAGGCCCAAGCTAGGATCGGCATTTCGCAAAAGGCCGGTCCAGTCCTGGACGAGATCGGGGAGACGCTGAGGGGGCTGGGATTCTCTCCCCGCATCCACGGAAAACCCAACGCGAGGTCGGGCGTCTATTCCTGGGACATCTTCGGAACGGCCGAATGTCTACGCTTTCTTGGGGAGGTCAGACCCACAAGGCTCCTCGAAAAAGCGGCCCACATCTACGAAGGCATCGCGATGTCTGGTGGCTACAAGAAACGTGGCGAGCAGTCTCACGCCATCGTCGTCTCGGCCGAGGACGTGTTCACTGGGCCGGTCGTTACGCTCTCGACCACCACCCAAACCGTGATCACCGAGGGCCTCTGCTCGCACAACACGAACCTCCCCTTCAGCGCGGCCCGGATGAGTCGTCTCCGGCACTGGGCGCGGGTCGACGACTGGCGCTGGCAGACGCTGATCCCGCAATTCTGCGCGCCGGCCTGGGGCTGGGCGATGCAGGCCGCGGCGATCATGCGGAAGGTGGAGGGAGCGCCCACTCCCGTCTGGACGGCGCCGCCCCCGCCGATGCTGGACCCCACGGCCGAGGGGACCGCCTACAAGGGCCTCGTGCGCATCGGCGCTCTCTCTTGGCCGGAGATGGTGCGCGAGCGGGGCTACGACCCGGAGGATGTGCTCGAAGAGATCGCGGAATGGAACGCGAAGCTGGACGATGCCGGGGTAGTCCTCGACAGCGATCCGCGGAAACTCTCGGCGCAGGGGCAGGAGCAGCCGAGCGAGACGAAGCCGGAAGAGCCAGAGCAGCCGGCCATGCCCAAGAAGCCGATGCCGGAAGCGGAGATGGACGAATGATCCGCCCGGGGGAGCTGTCGACGCCGGAGGACGGGCTCACGATCGAGCAGCGCTTCAGCCGCGAGGTCTTGTGGCAGCGCCTGCTTACCACCATGGCACGACAGCCGGGCCCCTGGAGGCTCGTGAGCCCAGATCCCGACCCGTTGGCGGTCCTTCGTGGAGCAGAGGAGGCCGGGCCGTGAACGAAGAGATCCGGGTCGAGCCCCTGGCGGAACGGCAGCGGGCCGTCATGCGGGTCATTGCCACCTACCACGAGGCCACGGAGGAGTACCCGAGCGCGCGCTACATCGCGCGGCGGCTCGGGGTCCACCTCTCGACCGTCCAGGAGCACCTGGTGGCGTTGACGCGCAAGGGCTGGTTGCGCGCGCCACAGCCTTACGCTGTTCGCTGCTGGCCGTCGTAAGTCGTAGGGCTCAAACGATCAGATACCCCGTCACCTGATCCCCGTCAATTCGACGGGTTACGCGCGGACCCACCCGCGCCCGACGCTGTGCCATGCAGCGTCGCCCCGTTCCCGGCACCGCTCCAGCGTCCACCGGACCCCGTTCCCAGTCCATGCCGCCGCTTTCGATCCGAGCCGCGATCGAGAGCTTCGATGAGGAGGCGCGCACCGTCGACCTCATCTTCAGCACCGGCGCCCCCGTCGAGCGGATGGATTGGTGGACCGGCAAGCGCTACATCGAAACGCTGTCCCTGGACCCCGCACACGTCCGCCTCGACCGCCTGAACGCCGGCGGGCCCCTCCTTGACTCCCATTCGTCTTGGACCGTGGCCGACCAGCTCGGCGCCGTGGAGCCGGGTAGCGCCGTCCTCGCGAAGAAGGAAGCCCGGGCCACCGTGCGTTTCTCGCGGCGCGATGCCGTCGAGCCCATCTGGCAGGACGTGCGCGACGGCATCATCCGATCCGTCAGCGTGGGCTATCGGGTCTACACGTTCGAGGAGACCCAGGGCAAGGGAAACGCGCTCCCGGTGCGCCGTGCGATCGATTGGGAGCCCTTCGAGATCTCGATGGTCCCCATCCCGGCCGATGCCGGAGCCAAGGTTCGAGAAGGCAAGTCAGAAGACGCGAACATGTGCGAGATCGTCCCGGCCGGCTACGTCGCCAGGGCCGCGGATCCCGCGCCCGCCACACCCCCGCAGACCCCGGCCGCAGCGACTCCCGCGGCCCCGCCGAAGGAGAAGCCCGTGGAACACGAAGACCAGCGGTCGGAGACCATCCTCGCCGATCCCGCACTCAATCCGCCCACGCCGGCACCGGCGCCCACGCCGACCGAGCGCGACGCGGGGGTCGCGGCTGAGCGCGAGCGGGTCGACGGGATCCGGCAGGCGTGTCTCGCGGGCCGTGTCGGTCGGTCCTTCGAGGACAAGCTGATCAAGGATGGCATCCCCCTCGTCGAGGCGCAGCGCCGGGTGTTCGCTGAGATCGCGGCCCGTGGCGCCGAGACCATCCCGCGGCCGGGCCCGGGCGGCCAGGTCGAGATCCGGGTCGGGGACGACCCCTTCGTCCACGTCCGGAAGGGCATCGAGAACGCGCTGCTGCACCGCGCCTATCCGAAGCAGCCCGGAGGCAAGGGCGGATTCGAGCTGACCGACGAGGGCAAGGTCTACCGGGGGATGACCCTTCTCCGGATCGCCGAAGCCTACCTGGCCCAGCGCGGGATCCGGACGACCGGCATGTCCAAGATGGAGCTGGCCGGCCTCGCCCTGGGGCTCTCCGAGCGCGCCGGGCTGCACACGACCTCGGACTTCGCGCTCCTGCTGGCCGACGTCGCCGGGAAGACCCTGCGCCGGGCCTACGACGAGGCACCGCAGACCTTCACCCCGATCTCGCGTCGGATCACCTTCGCCGACTTCAAGCCCGTCAAGAAGCTCCAGATCGGAGAAGCGCCGCAGCTCGTCGAGATCGACGAGCACGGGGAGTACACCCGCGGGACGATCGGCGAGGGCCGTGAGCAGTTCCAGCTCGCGACCTACGGCCGGATCTTCGGGATCACCCGGAAGGCGCTGGTGAACGACGACACGGACGCTTTCTCCCGTGTCGCGACCCTCTTCGGTCGGGCGGCCCGCAACCTCGAGAGCAACCTGGTGTGGGCGCAGATCACGGCGAACGGCCTGATGGGCGACGGGGTCGCGCTCTTCGCCAGCGGCCACGGCAACCTGGCCGGCACCCCCAGCGTGATCGACATCGCGAACATCGGCTTGGGCCGCACGGCGATGCGGAAGCAGACCGGCACGGACGGCGTGACCTTGCTGAACATCAACCCGCTCTTCCTCATCGTTCCGGCCGAGCTCGAGACGGTGGCCGACCAGTTCGTCAGCGTGAACATCGCTCCTTCCGCTGCCGGATCGGTGAACCCCTTCGCGGGCCGGCTTTCCGTCATCGCCGAGCCCCGTCTGGGCGCGGCCGACGCAAACGCCTGGTTCCTGGCGGCCTCGACCGACCAGATCGACATCATCGAGTACGGCTCGCTCGAGGGCGAGGAGGGCCCGATGGTGGAGTCCCGGCTCGGCTTCGATGTCGACGGGCTCGAGATCAAGGCGCGGCACGACTTCGCGGCCAAGGTCATCGACCATCGCGGGCTCTACAAGAACGCCGGAGCCTAAGCGGGGGGCTGAGATGAAGACGGCCATCGAATCCGGCGACGTCCTCACGCTGGCCGCGCCCTCGGGTGGCGTGGTCAGCGGCTCGGCGTACCTCATCGGGAGTCTCATCGTGGTCGCCACGGAGACCGTCGCTCAGACCCTGCCCTTCGTGGGGCTCGTGGTCGGAGTCGTCGATCTCCCGAAGGTCGCCGAGGAAGGCTGGGTCCAGGGCGAGAAGCTCTACTGGGACGTTTCCCCGGCCGGGCTGACCAAGATCTCGAGTGGCAACACCCTCGTCGGCGTCGCCGTCGATCCGGTGGCCGCCGTCGTGGCCTTGGCCACGAGCGCCCTGGCGGCCGACCTGGCCATCAGCGGCTTCACGCTCACGGTGCTCGACTTCGCGCAGCTCGACAGCGACAACGCGACCGTCACCGTGACGATCAACGGGGTCGCGACGGTCCTCACCGAAGAGGTCGAGTGGAACGCCGCGACGTCAAACGATGCCACGGCGACGAGCTTGGCATCCGCCATCAACGCGCTGACGGGCGTGACCGCCACGGCGACCACGAACGTGGTCACGGTGGTCCCGGCGACGGGGGTCGCGGCCACCTCGCTCGCCACAGGTCGCGTTCGACTCGACGGAGCCGCCCGGTAGGGGGTTGAGAGGAAGCCATGGAGAACTATTCATCGCCGGGCGAAGTCGTCACCCTCACGGCTCCGACCGGAGGCGTGGTCAGCGGCACCGCCTACCTGATCGGGAGCCTCGTCGTCGTCGCTCTCGTCACGGCCGCAGAGACCGTGAAGTTCGCTGCCCTGGCGCGCGGGGTCGTCGAGCACGCCAAGGTCAGCGCCCAGGCGTGGACGGAGGGCGTCAAACTCTACTGGGACGACACGGCGAAGAACTTCACGACCACCGCCGGCGGCAACACGCTCGTGGGCGTCGCCGCCGCCGCCGCGGCCAACCCCTCGGCCACCGGGCTCATCCGGCTGGACGGGGTCGCTCGGTAAGGGGTGAGGGTGAATGGATCTCGCGGCGGTTCGGTCGCTCGTGCGCGAGGTCAATTTCTCCGTCCACGGAGTTCCCGCCCTCGTCACGATCCCTGACGGACCCGCCGTCGAGACCTCGATCATCTGGCTCACGCCGATCACCGAGCAGGTGCCAAGCGGCACCGATCTCCGGCGGGCCGACCCGAAGCGCATCATGGCCCTCCGGCGCGACTGCGTCCCGACCGTGCCGCGGGGGACGCGGGTGGAAGTGACCGAGCACCTCCAGGAGACCCCCGATCTCTGGACCGTCGACGCTGTCGAGCGAGTCGAGCCCGACCATCACCGCGTGATCGTGGTGCCCAGTGCCGACTAACAGCCGCCGCGAGGACGCGCTGCTCGACCTACGGAGCCGGGTCGCGTTCATCGAGATCGCCAAGGGCTACGGCAGCGACGCGGGCAAGGCCATCTTCATGGGGGACACCCCGACGTTCGGCCCCGATGATCCACCGGCCGCGCTCGCCATCGTCGTAGGCGCCGATTCCCCAACGACCCAAGGCAGCCTCGTCCGGACCAGGGTCCCGGTCGAGATCCAGGCGATCGTCCCGGCCAGCACCGATGACGCCTTCATGGCGGTCGAAGCGATCGTGGCCGACATCAAGAGGGCCGTCGAGATCGAGGGCGTCCAGGCGTTCCGGACGCGCAGCCTCAAGGGAACCCTCCCGATGGGGCTCGAGCGCGGCGTGACCCGCGTGCTGCCGCGCGAGGAGGGGAGCCTGTTTGTGGGCACCGGAATCGAGTACGTCCTCTCCTTCGAGGAAAAGTGGGGGGACCCGTGAGCCAGCGCTTCGACTTCGCCGTCGACCTCCGAAGCCTGGAGAAGGACCTCCGCGAGATGGGGAGCCAGATGCCGGTGATGATGGCTCGCGCGCTCAACCGAGGGGGGACCGCCGGGAAGACCGCGATGGCCCGAGCGGTCGCCAAGGACACCGGCATAGCGGTGGGCGCAGTCTCGAAGGAGATCCGGGTCGACAAGGCGAACCGGCTGCTGCCGCGGGTCGCCCTCGAGATCCAGGGCCGCCGGATCCCGCTGATCGCGTTCCAGGCGCGGGGCCCGGAGCCGTCGCGCGGCAAGGGGCGGGGCGTCTCCTGGGTGAACCAGGGGCAGCGCAAGCGGGAACCTCACGCCTTCATCACGACGGCCGGCAGTCACCGCGGCGTCTTCATCCGCGCCCGTTTCACGAGGCGGGGGTTCCGTCTGGGCAAGTTCACGAAGCGAGAGGCGATCGAGCAGCTATTCGGGCCATCCCTGCCGAAGGTGTTCGAGAAGTTCCTGTCGCTCTTCCATCAGGTCGCGGGGGACGCGGTCATCAAGACCCTCGGGCAGGAGATCTCATGGGAGCGCTCGAAGCGAGCCGGAAGCGAGGCGGCATGATCCGCCAGGAGGCAAAGACGATGCGACGAAAGGGAATCTGGACGGTCCTGGCGCTCTGCGCTGTGCTCGTGGCCCTGCCGCTGGCGATGATCGGTGACGCCTCGGCGGCGGCGACCCTCTCCACACAGCTCCAGGTTGGCCTGGTCGCCAACCTGGAGAACACGACCGGGCTCACGAAGGCCACGGCTCCGCTGACGAAGGTCTGGACCACCAACTACGGGACCGGGACCGGCGCCAGCCAGGCCGACAAGATCTATACGCTCTCGGCCCAGGCGATCACGACCGGCGCCACGCTCACGATCGACGTGGCCGGGTCGCTGACCGATGCCTTTGGCGCGGCGTTCACGCCGGCCAAGCTGCGGACCGTCTACATCTACAGCTACCCGACCAACACCACGAACCTGACGCTCTTCGGAGACGCGGCCTCGGTCCCGATCTTGAACACCGCGGCCACCACGACGACCTTGGTGCCGGGCAGCCTGTTCCTCAACACGAACGGCGCGACGGCCGGAATCGCGGTGACCGCTACCACGGCCGACATCATCAAGATCGTGAATGCCGCCGGGGCCACCGCGACCATCGACCTCGTCCTGATCGGGACCAGCTCGTAAGAGCCGCCCCACAAGGAGAAGGAGTAGACCATGCCTTTCGTCGAACATGCGTCCAAGGCGGTCCTCGGCTGGGGTGCCTTCCTGCAGGTCGGGACCACGGTCGGCGGTGGAAGTCCTGGCACCGACACCTTCACGAACATCTCGGAGGTGATCTCGCACGAACCCCCGGACGAGCAGGCCGACGACATCGAGGTCACTCACTTCGGGAGCCCTCTACGGTCGAAGGAGTACATCCGCGGGTTGCTCGACACCGGGGAGGCGCCCTTCACCGTCAACTACAACCCAGCGCAGTATCCCGAGCACGTCACGCTCGTGCAGCTCAAGAAGAGCGGCGAGAAGCGGAACATCCGCTTCGTGCTTCCGAGCGCGATGGAGACCATCGACTTCGTGGGCTACGTCAAGGGGTTCAAGCGGAACATCGAACCGAGCGGTGCCATGACGGCGGACATCACGCTGAAGGTCGCCGGAGCGGTCTCGTCCGACATCGCGCCGTAACGGTTCGCCATGGGGAACCGACTGAAGGGCGAGATCGAGTTCAAGTCCGGAGCGGAGACCTACGTCCTCCGCTTCGGAATGAACGAGCTCATCGAGCTCCAGGAAGCCTACGGCATCGACGACGAGGACATGGACGCGCTCATGCCGAAACTGGCCGCCAAGATGGACGCGCTCAAAGGCCGGCGGAAGGCCGTGTTCATCGCTCTCCGGGCGAACCACCCCGAGGTCACCGAGCAGCAAGTGGGCGACCTCGTCAGCGACGTCGGCTTTCAGCAGATGGGGAAGCTCATCCTCGACGCGCTGCGGTGGGCACTGCCCGAGAAGAAGAAGGAAGCCGAGGGTAGCCCGACGGGAAAAGGCGACGACGTGCAACCTGGAATGACTTTCTCGTAGACGCGGCGCGGGCCGGGATCCCGCCGGAGCAATTCTGGCGGATGACGGCCCGCGAGGTTTCGGTCGTCATCGAGGGGGCGCGGTGGCGGCACGAGCACGCCGAGCGCTTGGTCCTCATGGAGGCTTGGCACACCGCAGTGCTCACACGCATGGACTGGAAGAAGTTCCCCAAGAAGCTCTCGGACTTCCTGAAGAGCATGGAGCGCAAGAAGCGCCAGAGCCCGGAGGAGCTGCGCGCGGCGCTGCTCATCTTCGCCGCGGACCACGGGCTGACGATCACGCGCCATGAAAGGCCGGTGATGTGATGGCCGACCAGATCAGGAAACTGCGAGTCGAGCTCGGGGCCAGCGGCGGACAGTTCCAGAGCGTCTTCAAGAAATCCGCGGATTCTGTTGGCGGGCTCGGCAAGAGCCTCGACAAGCTCGAGGGCACGGTCAAGGGTGCGTTCGACAGCATGGCCGGGAGCGCGGGCCAGCTTGGCGGCGTGCTCAGCGCGTTGGGTCCCGCCGGTCTCGTGGCGGCGGCCGGGATAGGCGCGCTGAGCGTTGCCGTGGGCGGAGTAGTGGCCTTCATTGCAGAGGCCACGAAGGGCCTCGTCGAGTTCGGCGGCAAGCTGGCTGACCTATCGGAACGGACCGGGCTTTCTACCACCACCCTCCAAGAGCTGAAGTTCGCTGGCTCCCTCGTCGGCGTCTCCATGGAGGAGGCCGCCGACGGGATGAACAAGCTCCAGAAGGCCATTGTGGCCGGGGATTCGGTCTTCGAACGGCTCGGGTTGAACCTGGATCGCTTGCGCGGACTCGATGCAGCGGGCCAGTTCGATGCGGTGGCAACGGCCATTCGGGGGATCTCCGATCCGGCCCAGCAAGCGGCCGCCGCGATGGAGGCGTTTGGAAAGGGCGGGGTCACCCTCCTGCCTCTCATCAAGAGCGACATGGCCGCGGCGCGCGAGGAGGCGCATCGGCTCGGAATCGTCATCGGCGACGAGACGGTAGCCGCGGCGGATCAGCTTGGCGACTCGGCCACGAAGCTCTCGGCCGCATGGGACGGCTTCAAGAACCAGCTCGCCGGAACGATCGTGGATAGCGGAGCGCTACAGGGCGCCCTCGACGAACTGCTCGTCGTTGCGGCCAATCTGACGAAGCTGGTAACCGATAACCGCGGAGTGATCTCGGCCCTGTTCGAGGGAGCCGAGGGTGCGGCGACCACCACCCTGACACTCCTAAAGAACATTGCCGAGGTCATCGAGAAGCTTCCGGGTGCCGGGCTCGTCAAGGGCTTCGGTGGTGGGATCGGGGCCACCATCGCCCAGATCAATGCCGCGCAGGAGTCTCGTCGACAAGCCAGCGAAGGAGCCAAGGCAGCCGCGGGCGTAGGCGGAAAGATCGGCCGCAGCTTCGTCTCCCAGGAGGACATCGACAAGGCCGGCAAACTCGCGGCCCAATTCGAGAAGCTCGCCGAAGCCGAGCGCAAGGCGTTCATCGAGTCGAACAAATTGGCAGCGGCCGAGGATGCTGCTGTCGAGAAGATCAACGCGGCCGTCAAGAAGCGGCTCAGCGACGCCTCCGTCACCATCTTCGGCACCAGCAAGCAGGCCGCGGTCGAGGCGGAGTTTCAATTCGACCTTCTGAAGAAAGTGATCGCGGATGCGAAGAAGACGATCGGCGATCTTACCGTCAATGAGCTCGTCGCCTACGAGCAGAAGCTGAACGAGATCGAGAAGGCGACGCGGGCCGATGCCGAGGCCAATGCTGCGGTGCGCAAGGAGCGCGAGGCCGTCCGCAAGATCATCGACGAGACCGATGCAGCGGCCCACATGGACGAGGCCACTAAGAGGACCGAGGAAACGACGAAAGCCACGATCGACTGGCGGAAGGAGCTCGAGAGCATCTCCGCGCTGATCCAGTCGTTCCCCGGCGGGCTCGGCAAGGTCGGCGGCGTGTTGTCTGGGCTCACGGCCGGTATCTCCGGCATCGGCTCGGGGATCGACGCCTTCAAGAAGGCCCAGGCTGCGGGCGGACTATCCGGGATCTTGGGCAAGCTCGGCGCAGCGGGGCAGATCGCCTCCGCGGCAATCGGGATCGGGTCCGCGATCGTGGGGCTCTTCAAGTCCGACCCAGTGAAGAAGGCCCAGAAGGAAGCGGGCCGCGCCCTCGGCCACGGCATCTCCCGCGAGATGGCGGAGACGTTCCTCGACGAAGCGAAGCGGACCGGGAAGAGCATCACCCAGGTTGCGAAGGAGTGGCAGCGCAGGGTGAAGGCGGAGCAGGACGCCGCCAACCTCGACACCCTGCGGACCGGGGTAGCGGTCGCGCAGCAGGGCGCCGAGGCGCTCCTCGGGCTCATGGACAAGCTCTCGCCCAAGGCCCAGGCCGCGGGGGGCGCGCTCGTCAAGGCCGTGGCCGACGCGATGGCCGCGAACGGCCTGGGCTTCCTGGCTACGGGCGAGCTGGCGAAGAGCGAGCAGTTCAACGCCGTTCAGCAGGCGGTGGCTGCCGCTGGCCAGGTGGTCGGCGGGCTCCGCCAGGCGGGCGGGATCAGCACCGAGTTCCTGGGCCAGGGGGCCGCCTTTGCCGAGGCGCTGAAGCAGCAGGCGATCGAAGCCGCCCTCGCCGCGGGGAAGACCCAGGAGGAAGCTCAGAAGATCGGGATCGCCACGATCGCCCCGCTGCTGCGCGACCAGCTCAACGCCTCGATCGAGTCCGGGCAGGAGCTGGACGCGAACACCCGAGCGCTACTCGAGGAGGCCAAAGCCAACGGAATCGAGATCGTGGCGGATCCGATGATCGCGATGCTCGCCGAGTCGAAGCAGCAGACCGGGTTGCTGCGGAAGATCGCCGGGGAGCCGGCGCCCGACGCGGGCTCAGTGCGCGATGCCTTCGAGGGATGGGTGGGAACCCCAAGCCGGGGGCCGCTGCCGAGCTTCATCGACGGCGGCATCGGGGACTTCGGGTCGGGGATGGACGTCCGCCTTCATGGCCTCGAGGCGATCGTACCGCTCGGCTCCAGAGGGAGCGCCGCTTTCGGCGGGATCACGATCCCGAGCGTGGTCGTCAACGTGACCGGCGCCCCTAACATGAGCCCAGCCGAGTTTCAGAACCGCGTCGAAGCAGCGGTCGCTCAGGGCATCAGGCTCGGCTCTCCAGCCCTCACCCGCGAGTTCGACCGCAAGTTCTCGAGGCCCTAATGCCTCTCTATTCTGCCTCCATGCGCGCGGCGCTTCTCCACCGCAGCGCGAGGCCCATTCCGTTCGCATCGATTACCTGGCCCTCGGGGGTAGCGCTCTACTCCGATCGGCCCTTCGGGCTGTCCGGGGTTGGTGCGTTCGCCCCGCGCGTGCTCGAGATGCCGGCGTTCACCTTCGCCACAGGGCTCCGGCCTGGTTCGGTCGCGTTCCCCGAAACCTCGATTCTCCTGGAGGACGTGGACGGCGAGATCAGGGACATCGTGGAAGGCGGCGAGGACGTCGCCGGCTCACGGTGCGCGATCGGCTGGGGCGCCCCCGGGGTGGCCTATGCGGATTGGCACGTCGCGCTCGACGGCGTCATCGCCAAGCCCGAGTACGAGGGCGACGCGGTCCGAGTCCCGGTCCACGCGCAGGACGCCCCGATGCGCGGGACGATGCCCAAGGCCCAGATCCTCGCGGCCGAGGCTCCGCTCGCGCTCGACTCCAGCTTCGGCACGTATCTCCCCCTCCTGTGGGGCGAGCATGACGCGCTAGCGCTGACCGGGCGCGGGATGGTCCCCTGCCCGAATTGGTCGCACGGTGGAGCCGGCGTCTGTCGATACGCCCTCTGCCTCGGCTGGGCGAAGGCGGTGACCCGCGTCTACCTGAACGGGGCGGTGCAGGTCGAGGGCGGCGGCTCCGACTACACGGTGAGCCACCCGATCATCGGGGGGAAGCTCATCACCTCGATCGACTTCGTGGGAGCCACTGCCGCCGATGCGATCGTGACCGCTGACGCCATCGGGTACGAGCGCGTGGGGGACGGCTCCGGCGAGGCGATCTTGAACCCGGTCGAGCAGCTCCTGCACATGCTCGTCCAATTCGGTTTCGCCGACTGGCGCTTCGGGACCTGGAACGATCCGGCCGACTACGCAGTGGACCTCGCGGACATGGCAGCAGCCTCCTCCCACGCGACCACGCTGAGCATGGAGGGCGGGATGCGGCTCGGCGGGACCTCGGAGGCCGAGCAGATCCTCGACGTGGTGCAGCGGTGGCTCGGCTCGAACCCGCCTTTTCGCTCCCGCTGGACCGAGGGCGGGAAGTTCTCCGTCCTTCCGCTCTCCCACATCTTCGGAGGCTACACCTCGACCGGACCGGCCGTGCCATCGAGCCAGGAAGCCCTCTTCATCCGCGGCCGCGTCCACGAGATCGGGGACACCTTCCGGCCGAAGACTGAGCGCTCGGTCATTCGCCGCGTCGACATGGCCTATCTCTACGGCGCGCAGGACGGGAAGTTCTGGTCGAATTTGAGCGTCATGGATGTCAGCCAGGCCCAGCAAGTTGTCGAGGCCCTTCAGCTCTTCACCTCGGCCCCTCACGTGATCTGATGCCCACCCAAACCGTCAGGATCTACCCCGGCCAAACCTACGACCTCAGCTTCGGCGGAGAGGCCACCGTCTCGTGGCTCGGAGCTGGGCCGACGTTCGGTATCGTCGATGACCCGGCGGGCGCACCGGACGGAGTCGGGGGGGTCTTCGCCGCCGCCTTCGCGTCTACGCGCACGGCCTACGCCGAATACCGGGGCGTCGGATTCCCGTCCTACGTCTCATCGATCGCAGCGATTCGGATCTACGCGCGATTCCTGGCCACGGGCAACGGCGGGACCTTCGTCGTCCCGATCACGGGCTACGTGCGGCCGGCTGGCGCCGGGGCAGGAAGCATCGGTGCCTACTTCTACGGCACCCCTTTCTCGCTGACCAGCGAGAGCGCATCGGGCAGGGTCTACCATGACGAGCTGATCGGGCAGTGGACCGCAGACCCGGCGACGACCGTCGCGTGGACCCCCGCAACGGCGCAGAGCATGACGTGGGGCGTCCGCTTCCAGGCCCCCGCTACCAACCCGGTCGTGAACGGGTCGTGCGAGCTCGACCAGATCTACCTCGAGATCGACTACGTCGCGATCGCGGTGAACATCGACGGCGTCCGTTCGGCCGGGTCCGCGCTGCTCAGGCTGTTCCGGCGCGAGCCCGACCTGGTCGAGATCACGCTCCCGGCCCTGGCCGGTGACCTGCAGCTCATGGAGACCTTCGGCCTCGAGCACGACAAGGGGCCAGCCCCGGGCGGGATCGGCTGGGGCCCGGAGACGTGGCGCCGTGCGCTGCCGATTGTCCTCGAGAAGACCTACGACCTGGTCGCCGGGACGGTCCGGCTGCTGTGCCTGAACCCTCGCCACTACCTGACGCGGTGGTGGTCGACATTCCTGACGGACATGGGGCACTCTCTCGACGGACAGGGCGTGCCGCTGCTTCACTCTGGAGGCGGGGGGATCCAGACGGCGCGGGCACAGGTCGCCTACGTGGAGCGTCCGGGCAACCCGCCGGACGGTGTGATGATGGCCGCCGGCGAGGGCTTCCCGAAGTACGACCGGCGCGGACTCCTGGTCGAGGCTGGCGGAGCTACGAACCTCGTGCTTCACTCGACTTTCTCGGGCGGCTCCGGCAACACCTTCACCAACTGGACCAAGGGCGAAAGCGGGAGCGGGACCGTTACCCAGAGCTTGACCCTATACCAGTTCGATGTGGATGGTCTCCGGCGTTCGGTCCATCTCCAGGTCGGCGGCACGGATGCCTCCGTGTCGACCGTCGGGAGTGATGCCGTCTCGGTTACTGGCACCTTCCGCGCGCGCGTCCGTGGCTTCAACGCATTCGGTGCCGCGAAGTTCGGCGTCGCCTTCCAACGGACGTCGGACTCGCTCTACTGGAATGGAAGCACGTGGGTTGCCTTTGGAGCTTCGACCATCTTCCGATTTCCCAATGTGGGGGGATGGTTCGACTGGCACTCTGACCCGATCGTTCCGGGCGGAGCCGACAGCATCACGATCTTCAGCGGCTATTTCGGTGAGGCCGGGACTCAGAATTTCCAGGGCTACGTCGGGTCGGTGGAACTCTACGTGGGTGTCACCCACATTGGCTCCGACCTCCCGACCACCACGACGCCGGTCACCCGTGTCGCTGACGTCGTCACCATCAACAACCCGGCGGAGCCGGCGCGGATGTGGACTCCCGGAGCGGGCTCTTTCATCCTAGCCGTGACCCCGATGTGGAACAGCGCCGATCTAGCGGCCGGCCAGGAGAAGGTGTTCTGGCACTGCATCGACCAGGCCGAGGGTACATTCGAGACGATCCTCTACAAGAAGGGCACCGGCTACATTTTCAGGAGAGACGGGACCGACGCGATCAAGGCCGTCTCTGGCGCCGCGCTGCCGGCTCGCGGCGTGAAGGTCAAGCTGTGCGTCCGTTGGGTCTCCACCGGGGGCGAGCTCGGGCTCCCGGAGTACACGCACGAGATCGCCGCAGATGACGTTTGGGGGACGCCCGCGGTTCTGGCCAACCCGATCGAGATCGATCCGACGGCGAGCGTCTACGTGGGTTCCAACGGGGACGACTCCTGGTCGGATGCTTTTCTGGCTCACGCGGACGTCTCTCCATTCGTGCTGATGGACGAAGAGCTGGAACGGAGGCCGAGCTGATGGGTACGAAGTTTCTTGTGGGCAACCTGCTGGACGACGCGGCTGTCACGATGACGCCGGCCGCGGATCCGCTCTTCCCCGCGTCGTTCCTCTACGATGGCCCCGGCCAGCTCGGCGCACGCTTCGGGTCCTTGGCCGCGAATCCGTATGTGCAGGTGGACCTCCA